ACCATCTCTTTTTACATAATCATTAGATAATTCTTGTTGAGCAAATAAAACTTGGTTTACATTATTATCTAGGTCTGCTTCTGTAAGAACACTACCATCTTCAAAATCAACTCTTTTTGTACTTATATTTGTATCTCTATTAAATACAACATTAGCTATACCATTAGCAGGTATATTGTCAGAAGTAAATTGAACTTCTGAACCTACGATATTGTAATGAGTTCCTAGTGTTTTAAGTACTCCACCAACAGTAACTTCAATTTCGCTATTTAATAAGAACGGAAATGAGATAGCAAAATTAGCTTGACTACCAGTACCATTATGATTCTGTGATGTAGCAGAGGTGTTAGTAGCCATGATTAGTCATTAACTATTGGATTAATTATTCTCATTATATCTTCATTAGCTCTTCTAGTCTCATTTTCTGCTTGTTTTTTCAATTCTGGGTCTAAAATAAACTCTTCGTAATATTCTACCGCAGCTTTTTTATATACTTTATAAATATCACTTACTTGTTTTTGTAATTTTTTTCTTACTTTATCTTTATTTTTTAAATTAGCTTGAGCATCTATAGCACCAGAATCATCACTTTCAAGGTATTTCAAAGCTTTTATATTTTCTTTGTTTCTTGAAAATTCTAAAATCATTTCACCAAATCGTTTACCATTCTTAGGGTCAAATACAGGGTTTTTACCTTTAAAATTCATAGGTATGTTTGGAATAAGACCTGTAAGTTTGTTATAAGCTTTTGTATCTAAATTAATACCATTTCCTTCATTGTCAAATGGTATGACATCACTAGGAGGTACTACTTTAAATTGTATTCGATTTAAATATTCATCTATAGGATTATCTTTTTCTTTTCTATATTTAAAAGGATTAAAGTAATTACCAAAGAAAGCACCTTCTGGGTACTCTGCAATCTTGCCTGTTGTTAAGCTTCTTATGGGTTCAATATCTGCACTAAAGCCTGATGTAACATCTTGTCGATTTCTCATTATCATCAAACCAATAGTATCTATAAATTGAAAAGGATTATTAGATTGCTTTAAACTACCAAAGTCATTACCTTCATATTCTCCTATATCTTCTGTTCTTTCTTCTTGTGGAAATAAATCGCCTTTTCTAAACTTTGTTTTTCTTTTAGGAAATCTACCTTTAAATGTTTTTTTTGTTAATTCGTCATACCATTCTTCCCCTCTAGCTCTAGTAATACTTCTTTGTAAAGAAGCAGGGTAATCACGAATGTTTGTAAAGTAGTTAACTGGTATTTGATAAAACCTTCTTAACGCACTTACATCACTTGTAAGATCAATCATTTGTGCAATATTTTGAATCATATATTTATTATTTAAATTTCTTGAAAGTAAAGCTGTAAGAGCATAAGCAGAATTTTCATAATCTTCATCTGCTTCAAAATCTCTAATATATGCCATATCCCCTGCAATCATAAGTAAAGAAGCTATTGGCTCCATTCGAGATAAAAGGTCTATGTATTCATAGTTTGGTTGTCCATTATCTCCTCTAATAATTTTGCCATCTTTATCTTTTTGTAAAACTCTAAAACTGTAAGGTAATTCATCAGTTCTTTTTTCTCCTTCTCTCAACCATCTATTATGATGTCCTCCACCAACAAGAGCTAGTTCTGCTTCTGGGTTATCTTTTGCTGCTGCTAAAGCGATAAAATAAGCCCATATCATAGCACCAGTAGCAGCTTCGCCATTAGCTCTATAAGCAGTAGCTAAATCTTCACTTAATAAATTATCATTATGTTCTTTCAATATTCTTCCTAATGTTGCATTATATTCTGGCGGCATACCTTTAAATATGGTATCAAAATCTGGCAAGCCTGTTCTTCTTAGCACTTGTTTACCTATATTTACAGGTGTTGTAACAAAAGGAACTATTGGTTTTAAAGGAGAAGATTTAAGAATTTCTGCAAGTTTTTTTGTTTGTGCTGACCCTGTGCCTGTAAGACCAAAACCTTTACCTAATTCAGTTGTAAATGTTCTGTCTGCTGAATAATTTAAAGCTCTTGTATATGAATCTAAAATATTTTCATTTGGTACAAAATCAGGAAAAGCAGTATCTTGTCCTTTACTAAAACTTTTTGTATTGACAATATCTATGATTTCATCAAAATTACTATTAACATAAATACTAAAACTTTTTCCTGTAAGACCTTTTTCTGTTGCTTGTTGTGCAAGCTCTCCCATCAAATATGAACGAAATGCAGTTTGTTTTATAAATTCGTCACCTGCCATCATAAAACGAGAAGGTAATCTAACTCCATGACCAAGAAAGTTTATAGATTTTGCGTAAAAACTATCGCCCATCATTCTAATTGCATATCTTTCGTAGGCATCTTGTCCAAACATTCTTCTTTCATCAAGAATATTTTTATCAAGCCATAGTGCTTTACCTGCTGCACTTATATTGTCTGTAAATGTTGTAAATATAGTTGCAAGCTCTCTAATTGCTCTTTTTTTCATTGTTATATCATCAAGCGGACTACCTGTAAAAAGATCAACTGGACCAAGAGCAACATTAAACAAAGAACCAATAATATTAATAATTTGCGTTTCTGGTGCAGATAATAAACTATTTATAAATATTTCATTACTAATTCTTAATCCTTTAGTTGCCACATCTCCAAAACTCATACCCTTAACAACTTTACTAAGTCTCTTACTGTCTCCTTGCATAGCCATAATCTTTCTAGTAATAGCCAATAGACCTTCTATATCATTATTTTTTATATAAGTCTGCATACCTTCATATAGCTCTTCTTTTGTTGGTACTAATTTTTGTTCAGATATTTGTTTTTTTGTTTTTTCTACTAAATCTCTTGTTGTTGTTTGAAACTTCTCTCTTTGAACTCTATCAACAGTTTTTTCTCCACCACCAATACCTTTTGCTACTTGTTCGTCAACAGGTATGCGACTAACATCTTTAGGCTCTGCATCTATAAGCTGATTAACTCTTAGTGTACCTGCTGTTTCGTTACTTATCTTTTTAGTTGGACCTGCAAGATTTATCATTCTTACTATATCTTCTGACCAATTCTGTAATAGTTCATCTGGTATGTCTTCTCCAAGCATGAAAGATTGTTCTATATCTGTCATGTATTGAGTAACATTTTTAGCTAATCTTTTTTGTTCTTTTATTGCACCAAGATAAATAACCCTCATGTGCTTTTCTGGGTCATTCGGGCTAATCTTTTTTGCTATTTTTATGACTAAAGGCAGAAGTTCATCATACCCCAAAGCACTTGCAGCTTCTACTGAAAAATCATCAGGTATAACAATTCTATTTAATACTTTACCTGTAGCTTTCCATGTATCATCAGTAATACTTTCTACATCATTCCAAATTTTAGGATTAGGTTTTGATTGCTGTAAAGGTAGATCAGTAGCTTTTATTTTAGTTTTTTTCGTTACTTTTGTTTTTGGTGCTACTTCATCAAAATTAGGTAAGTCATCTAGTACTTTTGTAAATTCATCTGAAAATTCTTCACTACCTACAAGAGTTGCTTTTTTTAATCTTGCAATCTGTTTCTTGGCAAACTCTAATCTAGTCGGGTCATTTTTTATATCTTTCAATAGCTGAATAGTTCTATTAGCCATCTGTTCTGGATTTAATATATTAGGACCACCTGTAACGTCATCAATCAACCTTATAGCGTAAGGTTCTAATACACTTTTTAATTTAGGTAAACCTTTAGTTGCTGCTAATCCTGTAATTCCAATAGTCTCTCCAAAAACTGTACCTGTTAAAAACTGCTTAAGTTTTGCTTCTCCAAAATTGCTTTCATCTCCTTCTTCTGGTCTTTCGGGTGCAGATAAATATTCAACAATAGGTCTTACAAATCTATTGTTTACTACAGGACTTTCTATATCAGCAAGAAAGTTAAATAAGTTTTCGTCATAAGCATCTACACCAACAAAATCTGCTGCTCCACCTGCTGTAAACCATCTAGCACCAGTAGCAATCTTGTCATAATTTTTTATACCTTGTAATGCCTTTATACCTTTTATACCTTTCAAAGCTTTATTAAAACCTGCATAGGGTATTAAAAATCCAGAACCAAATTTAAATATTTGATAGGCTGCATTATCCATATCTCCTTCTTTTTCAAGACCTAGAGCTTTAAGATCAATCAACTCATTTGGGTCATAAGGATTACCTTGTAAGTAATCACTTATATGTTTTATTTCATTTGGTATATCAACAATACCTGCTGCGGTAGCTCTTAAAGCAGTAGCTTCTTCTTCTGATCTTGGTTTTAAAAATTCATCTTGAGTCTTGGCAGCTTTTTGTATAACTTCTTCTGTAATTTGATTTGGTAAAACGATTGCACCTGAGTTCTTTTTTAACTGTTCATATAAAGCTTTAGGTATATCTTTTATACCAAAGTTTCTTAGTTTTTCATTTTCTGTGAAGTCATCAGTTTTTTTAGACCCAATACCAAAAGCTCCTTCTGGTACTGTATTTTGTAGATTAGAGTCTGTCATAGTTTAAAACCAACCTTCTTTGATAGCACGATCAATAATGTCTAATACATTTTTATCATAATCTTTATTTGTTGCATAATCTTCAGCTTGTAGCATTTTAATTGCTTCTTCAATACTCTTTGCATTTACTATGCCTTTTCTACCTAAGAAGTTATCGTTCCATTCTTTTTTGTATTGCATCATCATTTCTCGGATATTATCAAATGTTTTAAAGTCTGCTAGTTCTGGCTTTCTACCTTGACCTCTATCTTCAGTAGTCATCTTTCTTTCAGATTGACCTCTTGCAACTTCTGAAGATGTAGCCTTAAGTCCTAAGAAATTGTTATCTGCTGATTGATCTTTACCAAAACCTGTTTCTTCCATAGCTTGTGCAGCTACAAGTTCTGGAAACTTAATACCTATTTCTTTAGCAATATTGTAAATAACCTGGAAGTTATGTTTTTCTCTGACAGGATTAAATGGGTGGTCTTTACTTGTAATCAGTTTATTCATGTCAAACTTAGGAGCATCTACTTTATTAGGGTCAGTAATACCTTCTGGAATCACTAAGACATCTCCTATCTGAATTTCATCAGTTGTCATTCCATTTGCTTTTTTTATAGCTTCAACAGAAGTATCTAGATCATTTGCAAAACCAGACAAGGTATCACCAGAACTAACGTCAACTGTTGTAGCACCACCTTCACTAAAAGCACCGCCTTCAAAGTTCATACCATCTTCTAAAAAGTTATTATCCTTACCGCTATCAACGCTTCCTTTTTCTCCTCTGTTTATAAGGTCATCATCTTTTTTTGAACCTATGCCAAAGCTTCCATCTGGTACTGTTCTTCTTAGATTAACTGGTTCGGGTAAAGGTAAAAATGGATTGATTGTATCAGAATAATTTTTTTCTGCCATTTCCTTAAAGCCTTCTATGTTATTGGCTCCTAAAGATTGTATTGTAAATTGCTCTTCCATTTTTTGTACTTCTAAACTTGAAGGCAATCTGTTATTTTCTTTTATGTAATCTTTAAAATATTTTGTTACTTGTTTTTGTACTTCAAAATTAATTTTAGTAGATGTTTGAAAATCACCTTTACCTTTACCTAGACCAAAGAAGCTAGCTTTTGTACTTGTACCTAAGTTATCATTTACAATTTTCATAATTTTATTTTTACTTGTTTCTACTTTCTCTCCTAAACCTTTACTGCTTCTTGCAAAAGTTTTTAATTCTTTTATTGCTTTAACTGCTTCATCATCTAATGTCGCATGATTCATTTCTATATGTGCTATCTCTTTTTCTAAAACTTCGTCATATCCATCAAAAACACCAAGACTAATTTTGTTTTCCATAGCAGGTATGATTTCATTTAAAAGGTTGTAATTATCTGACTCTCCTAAATTCTGTATATATTTCTGTTCTTCTTCGCCACCAAACAAAGGGTCGTTAAGTAAATTTTTATATTCTGTTTGCTTTTGTTGTTGTACTTGTGTCCTCTGATCTATAGTCATTTCTTCTGTAATTTCTATAGAATTAAAATCTTTCCATCTTGTTTTTATTGTTAGTTTGTTTTTTTCA